CGAATCGTCCGTCAATCACATATTCTTCTTCTGGAGACAAGTGGGTATCGAGTATACCGATTGATGCAACTATTGTTGATATGTCAGAGACAATCGATGACCGTGTATCAAATCTATTGTTAGCGGGTGAAGCAATCGATCTCACATATAATGATGGTTCAAACTCATTGACCGTTGCTGCGGAAACTGCTACTGCCTCTAATCTTGGTGTTGCGAAGTTCCCAACAGCGAACTTCACAGTGACAACTGGATCTGTTGCGATTAGTGTTGTAGACGGTGGAACATACTCATAAATACGTTTAGGGTGACTCTCTTCGGAGAGTCATTTATATTATATAATTTTGGAGACAAATTTTGAGCACAACGATTAAACATAAAAAAAGTTCGGTAAAAGGTATCAAGCCAGGCACAAGTTCATTAGAGTTAGGTGAACTGGCAATAAACACCAACGAAGGAATCATCTTTTTGAAAACAGAAGATTCTTCTTCTACACTAGATATTATCGACTTTCAACAACTAAGAGTTTATAACTCTTCGGGAACAAGGATCAATTAATGGCAAGCCCAAATTCTAGACAAGAGATGATCGATTACTGCTTGCGTAGTTTGGGTTCACCTGTACTCGAAATAAATGTTGATGATGAACAACTAGAAGATCGTGTAGACGAAGCTATCCAATGGTTCCGTGAGAATCATCCAGATGGTTCACGTAGACATTATATGTCTTTCGAACTTACTCAGGACATTATCGATAATGGATATGTCGATCTAGGTGATGATTCTATCCAGACAGTTGTTCGGGTGTTTCCAATCAATACTGTTTCACAAACAACAAATTTCTTTGATATCAAATATCAGATGATGTTGAATGATGTCACGGATCTAAACAATTATGCTGGTGATATTGCATACTATGAACAGATGCAACAACACCTGTCACTACTTGATATGAAATTAAGTGGCATTCCAGAGATAACACATGACCGACAGGGTAATCGTTTATACTTCTATTTAAGTTCAGAAAAACTTAGTGTTGGTGATTACATTGTTGCAGAAGTGTATGGAATAAGAACTCCAGATTCAACAACAGAATATAATTCCCTATGGAACCATAAGTTCCTTAAAGAGTATACCACAACAATTATAAAAAGGCAATGGGGAACTAACCTGTTGAAGTTTGATGGTATGACCTTGCCTGGCGGTGTTCAGATCAACGGACGTTCTATTTTTGAGGATGCCAATAATGAACTTGAACAAATTAGAACTAGGTTTAGGGAAGAGGAAGACGTAGGCCCTGTCTTCTTCGTAGGATGATATGGCAACAAATCCGTATATTAGTCAAAAGGTACGTTCAGAACAACACCTATATGAAGACCTAGTAATAGAGTCTTTAAAGTTCTATGGTCAGGACGTATACTATATCCCACGTGAGATAGTCAACCAAGATAAAATCTTCGGTGATGACATTCCGTCACGTTTTTCTGATTCATACAAGATCGAGATGTACATCGAGAACCAAGAAGGTTTCGATGGAGAGGGTGATCTATTCACTAAGTTTGGTATTGAGTTAAGAGACCAAGCCACGTTTGTTGTCGCACGTAGACGTTGGAAGAAACTAGTAGGTGACAATCTTGCGGAACACGGTTTCCGTCCTCGTGAAGGAGATGTCATTTATCTACCTATGTCAGAATCTATGTTTGAGGTTCTCAAGGTAGAAACAGAAACCCCATTCTATCAATTAAGTAATCTGCCTACATTCCGTATGCAGTGTGAGTTATTCGAATACAGTGACGAAGACTTTGATACTGATATCCCATCTATCGATGCGATAGAGTATGAAGGTGCGTTCCAGTATAAACTTACAATGAATACAAGCGAAGAGAACAAACCTGTACTAGTTCCTGTACTGACAGATCAAGGTAGAGTTGAATCTGTTACTATTCAGAGTGGCGGTTCTGGTTATGTAACTGCTCCTACACTTGTAACTAGTGGTGTTATAAACGCATCTAAATTTGGTAGATCTGCGTTATACTCTAATTTAGGTCATGGTGATGAAGGACAGTATCTATTACAGAATGCAGAAGGTACAGTAGAACTATTCATCAAACCAACTAATCTGCCTAATTCTGGTCAACAAGCATTATTCGTTACAGGGGGTGATACACCTCAGAACGAAATGATCTTTGGTCTGAATAACAATGGTAGAATAGTGTATTCTTATGCTGATAACAATGGTCAGTCATTAAATGAAGTACCAAACGATACTATACAAGCTGGTAACTGGGCACACGTACTTGTAGGTCACGATGACAACGACTTCTTTGTTTATGTTAACGGCACAAAATATGTTGACTCAGCTTCAGACAGAACACTTAACCTAATAAGTAATCATGGATTCTCTGTGGGTTCATTCGCTGCTCGTGAAGTTGACGGTATTAACTACAGTTCGTTTAATGGTCAAATTGATGAGATGAGAGCGTTGGTAGGAGACGCCTCAACGATCTTTGACTCTAGACTAACACATACTACACAGTCTTACACACTAACCATATCGGGCGGTGATGGTGCAGACTACACATTCGATGCAAGTCAGTCTGATAGAAATGGTGAAATTACAGACTTGACAGATCCAGAAATTAATGTTATAATAGGCGATACACTCGTCCTTGATAACAACTCTGGTGGTCATCCAATAGAGATTAAAGACAGTAGTGATAACGTAGTCGCAACACAAGATGTTTCTACAGAAGAAACTACGTTCACTCCAACTGCAACAGGAACATATACGTATCAATGTACTGTAACTGGTCATGAGAATATGGTCGGATACATTGTGGTATCTGCTCAACCTACAGGAATACCTGTACCAGATTCAGAGTTTGATAGTAATTCGAATACTGCATTACTGAGACACTTCAACGGTGATTCCGCAGAGATTACTGCGGTAATGACAGGTGGTTCTATATCTTCGGTTAACATTGTAGACTCTGGTGATTACTATACATCAATACCTACTGTAACAGTCGATGCGCCTACGGTTGGTGGTCAGTTCATTGTAGGTGAAACGGTTACTCAAGATAATACTTCTTACTCAATCAAAGGTGAAGTAACACGTTGGTCAGATAGTGACCGCATACTTCAACTTGCACACGTGGGAAGTACGGACGGAACATTCAAGTCATTCTCAACAAATGCTAAGATAGTTGGTGCATCATCTTCAGCTGAGTGGGTTCCTAAACTTGTAGAAGAATTACAACAAATACAGAATACTGCACAGAATAAAATCTTTGATGATTTCGAAAGTGACTTCTTAGACTTCAGTGAAAGTAATCCATTTGGAGATATATTTTAATGTTTGGTAGTTGGTTTTATAACAAGCGTGTTAGAACGGCAGTATCCGTATTTGGATCACTGTTTAATAACTTACACGTATTACGACAGAACTCTTCGGGTGCAACTGTATCTCAAGTAAAGGTTCCGTTGTCGTATGCACCTAGAAGATCTTTCATTGAAAGACTAAATCAGATGTCTCAAGGAGAGGAGGCAGAACGTAGAGTCGCAATGAAACTTCCTCGTATGTCGTTTGAGATTACAAATATTGCATACGATCCAGAGAGACAATTACCTAAGACCAATAAGTTCTCAAGAGCGGCTACAGAGAATACAGCAAAGAAAAGATTTTACACATCTGTTCCATACACAATGGGATTTCAACTTAACATCTATGCAAAGAGTCAAGATGATGCGTTGCAAGTCGTGGAACAGGTTATACCATATTTTAACCCACAATATACTCTATCAGTAAAACCGTTTACGGATTACGCTGAGATTATAGAAGATACACCTATCATATTGAATGGTGTTACCTTCTCAGATGACTTCGAAGGATCTGTAGGACAAAGACGTACTATCATCTACACACTAGACTTTGAGATGAAGATGTCGTTCTATGGGCCAGATAAAGATGCGCCTATTGTACGTACTGTTGATGCAAACTTCTTCTTAAAAGAAGAGGGATTACAAGATAGTGACTTATTTGTTGAAAGACTAAATATAACACCGACACCGTCTAATATAAGTCCAGACAGTGATTTCGGATTTAATATTCAACTCCTTGATAGTGAAGTATAAATGACAGATGAAAACAAGAACGTTAATAAAGATTACGAGTATTCAAGAGACACCTATTACGATCTGATCGAGAGGGGTAGAGAGTCTTTAGAACTTATGATCGAAGTGGCACGAGAGTCAGAACACCCTCGTGCATTCGAAGTATTATCTGGGATGATTAAAAATATCTCAGATGTAAATGATAAACTTATGGATCTGAATAAGAAAAATAAGGATATCAAACAAGAATCTAAACAGTTGGAAAATAAAGGAACTACCAACAATAATGTGTTTATAGGTTCTACTACTGATCTACAGAGAATATTACGTGATGAGGAAAAAGTGATTGATGTTTCAGGATCAGAAGAATAACTACCTCGGTAATCCCAATGTAAAGAAAGATGGGGTTGCAGAGGAGTGGACAGAGGAGTCGGTAAAAGAGTACGCTAAATGTATGAACGATCCAGCGTACTTTGCTCGCACCTATGTTAAAATTATCTCTCTTGATGATGGTCTAGTCAATTTTGACTTGTATCCATACCAAGAGAATATGTTTAACCACTTTAACGATAATCGTTTCTGCGTAGTGCTTGCTTGCCGTCAGTCGGGTAAGAGTATTTCGTCCGTGGTATACATTCTATGGTATGCGATCTTTCACCCAGAAAAAACAATCGCAGTTCTTGCCAATAAAGGCGCAACTGCAAGGGAGATGTTAGGTCGTGTTACGCTCGCATTGGAAAACTTACCGTTCTTTTTACAGCCAGGTTGTAAAGCACTCAATAAAGGTAGCATTGAGTTTAGTAATAACTCTCGTATTATTGCGGCTGCCACATCAGGTAGTTCTATTCGTGGCATGTCTGTCAACCTTCTGTTTCTTGACGAGTTCGCTTTTGTGGAAAGAGCAAATGAATTCTACACTTCCACATATCCTGTCGTGTCGGCTGGTAAGGAAACTAAGGTCATTATTACTTCCACCGCAAATGGAATCGGAAATCCATTCGAAAAAATCTGGACAGGTGCTAAACAAGGAGTAAACGAGTTCCAACCATTTGAAGTAAATTGGTGGGATGTGCCAGGCAGGGACGAGGAATGGCAGAGACAAACAATTGCGAACACGTCACAATTACAGTTCGACCAAGAATTTGGTAACACCTTTTTTGGAACAGGTGATACTTTAATTAACGCAGAAACTTTACTATCCCTACGTGCTAAAAACCCCATTGATCATCTCAATGGTGGGGACTTCCTAGTTTACGATAAACCACAAAAAGGACATGAATACCTTGTCTGTGTTGACGTATCGAAGGGAAGAGGACAGGACTATTCTACGTTTAACGTTATCGACATTAGCACGAAACCGTTCAAGCAGGTTGCCGTCTATCGCAATAATTCTATATCGCCTGTGCTTTTTCCTAATATTATATATAAGTATTCAACTCTTTACAACGATGCATATGTGGTAATTGAGTCAAATGATCAAGGTACAGTTGTATGTAATGGACTATATTATGATCTAGAATATGAAAATGTATTTGTTTCCTCAGCGGTAAAAGCAAATTCTATTGGTGTCGAGATGACACGAAAAACTAAACGATTAGGTTGTACTGCCATCAAGGATATACTTGAAGAAGGTAAACTAGAAATCGTTGACGAAAACACTATCATGGAGATCAGTACATTCGTGGGTAAGGGACAGTCTTACGAAGCCTCAGACGGCAACCACGATGATCTTATGATGAATTTGGTCATGTTCGGATACTTTGTATCTACCCAATTCTTTGCGGACATGACAGATATTAACCTCAAACAGATGATGTTTGAAGAACAGATGCGAGAAATCGAAAACGATGTTCCTCCAGCTGGATTCATTGATGATGGATCAGAACACATAGAAATGGAAGAGTCTATGAGGCAGGATAATGAGTCGATGGAAGATTGGGTAGATCGTTTACATGGTACGGTAGGTGTTCATGACTGGTAAAATATCCAAAAGTATAAATACTAGTATTGAAAAAATTCGTATAATGATAAACATATAATTCGCAACCGATAAAAAAAAGGATAAAGTTATGGCAACATCAGCTTCTCCCGCAATTACCGTCAAAGAGATTGATCTCACTGGTGTCGTACCAAGTGTAACATCCTCGACTGGCGCTTTTGTAGGGAATTTCAGATGGGGGCCCGTTGAAGAACGCACGCTAGTAGCCGATGAGAGTGGTCTGGTGTCTGTCTTCGGTGCTCCCGATAAAACAAACAATGTGGACTTTTTGTCCGCTGCTTCATTTTTGAAGTACTCTAACTCTCTATACGTGGTTCGTGAGGTAACGGACACAGCGGTAAACGCATCATCTTCTTACATACTAGAAGACGTTGCTGATTCTGCTGGTGAACAAATCCTCATCAAGAACCGTGCTCACTTCGATACACTTGCTCTTGGCACCAATGTTGGTAACAAGACTGGTTCATTCGTTGGTAAGTACGCTGGTGCATTAGGTAACGCACTAGAAGTATCTTTCTGCCCTGCTATGGCATTGGACTCAGCATTTGAAAATTGGACATATGCTAGTGAGTTCGATCAGGCTCCAGGCACATCACCTCACCTCGCTGGCATCAACAGCTCTTCATCAAACGATGAAATGCACGTTGCTGTTATCGATCGTACTGGTGCAATCTCTGGAACAAAAGGTACTATTCTCGAAACGTTCCCACACGTTTCTATTCTGAAAGATGCTAAAACATCTGACGGAACACCTTCTTATATTTCAACTGTTTTGAACAATGGTTCAAACTATGTTTGGAATGATTACTTTGGTGATGACTCTGCATTTGGTTCAGATCACTTGAATATGGGTGTCCATATTGGTGAGACTGCTGATGTAGATTCTGCACAAGATTATTCAGTAGCTTTCCGAGACGATTGGACTGACAACGTTTCCAAGATTAAACTTGGTGGTGGTGTTGAATCTGGTTCTCTAGGAACTAGTGAATTTTCTACTGGTTTTGATCTATTCGAAGATGTAGAAACTGTACAAGTAGACATGTTAATCGCTCCTGCTCATGCAAACAAGACTAACGGTAACACCGTTGTAAATGATCTTGTAAGTATTGCGGTAGGTCGTAAAGATTGTGTTGTAACAACTTCTCCCGATAAGAGTATAGTAACAGGAACAACACCTGTAACTAGTACTACATCGTTTGCGAGTGGTTGTACTCGTTCTTCATACCTAGTTATCGATAATAACTGGTTGAAGGTTTATGACAAGTACAACGATGTTTATGTCAATATACCTGCTAACTCTAGTACCGCTGGTCTATTCGCTGGTACAGATGCAGTCGCAGCTCCGTGGTTCTCTCCTGCTGGTCAGAGACGAGGTAACTACTTGGGTGTAACTGACATTATAAGCAATCCAAATAAAACACAGAGAGATACTCTGTATAAAGCAGGGGTTAACCCAATTGCCAACATTCCAGGCAGTGGTGTAATCCTGTTCGGTGACAAGACGTTTGAATCTCGTCCAAGTGCATTCGATCGAATTAACGTTCGTAGATTGTTCCTTGTACTTGAAAGAGCGATTGCCCGTGCAGCTAAGAACGTAATGTTTGAATTCAACGATGAGTTTACTCGTGCTGAATTTACAAACATCGTAGAACCTTTACTTCGTGAAGTACAAGGTCGTAGGGGGATCACTGACTTCCGTGTCGTTTGTGACGAAACAAACAATACTCCAGCAGTCATTGATCGTAATGAATTTATCG